AAAATAAATTAGATACATCAAGAATGTTTACTAGCAGAATCCCTGGTGGCGCAATAGCTTTAGCTCCAGCAGATTTTATTTTAAGTATGGGTGCAGGTATGCCACTACTAGAGTCTGCAGCTAGTGCAGGATCTTATTTAATTAAAGATCCATATATAGGAAAAGCTGTAAATATACCTTTAGCTATTGCACAAGATATGCAAGATCCAAGAAGTTTGGAAGAAAAAATTACAGAGCGTAAAGAAAAATTAGATACTTTTTTAGAAAATGTAACAGGTTTAGATGCAAATGATCCTTTGTATGATCAGTTAAAAGAAAAATTTTCTAACATGGAAGCAGGTGATCAACCAGATATAGATCCTTTTCAAGCAGCAAAAGGTGGCCGTGCAAAACTTAATAGAGGAGGTGGTGTAGAAATTACTCCGTTACCAAGAACTAACTTTGGTAATGGTAGTGCAGCAGGAGCCGATGTAGACTTTGCAACAGAGCTAGAATATTTTTTAACAAATCCAGACGCAGAATTACCAGCGATGCAAACTTACAAAGAAACAAATAATCCAATAGAAGTATTAAATGATATTATTAATCCTAGAAACTATCCATACTATGCAGATGTATTAGCTCGATCAGGTATTCGTATAGCAGAATTTGGTGGAAGACTTATTCCTGCAACAGGAAAATTAATATCTGATGCAATACAAAAAGGTGCATTTAAAGTTAAAAAAAACACGGATTCAAGATACGTTCAAGATTACATGGATGAACTACCACCATCTAATATTAAAGGTACAGGAATATTCTCAGAGTTTTTAGAAAACATAACTCCAACATCGTTAGAGAAAAAAATTGGTCTTGCTAGTTTAATTGAAAAAGAAGAACAACGATTAAAAGATTCAGGATCAACTGTTGGTCCAAAAGTTTTTGCAGATACAGTAGGTCTTGGAGCCGAGGTTACTGCTCCGATATTCCCGGGCCTTAAATTATTACGAGCTTATGCAAAATCAAGAAACCTACCAGTAGATAACGTTACCAAAGAGATATTGGTAAAAGAAATTGACGAAGTATTAGAAACACAAGGCATGAACAGACGAGAGTTTTTACAAGCAACAGGTGCAGGTGCAACTGTAATCTTAGCAAAGATGTTAGGCTTTGGAGATGAGGTAGCAAAGACTGCTAAAGTTGTAGAAAAAGCAGCGGCAGCTCCTGCAGGGGTGCCACCATATTTTTTTGATTTAGTTGAGATAATTAAAAAGAAAGGTATAGACGCTACTAAAAAAAACGCTACACAAGATTTAATGAATGTATATAAATACAAAGGTTATGAAGTTTATGAAGATCTTGCAACAGGACAGATCAGAATTGAAAAAGGCTCTTCAATTAGAACAGATGACGATGCTCTTCAAGTATTAGAATATAAACCAGGTCAAGCTGATGAAACTACAAAAGGTAAACCAGCAGATGATTATGAAGAAGTAACTCAAGTTAAATATGGTGATCCTACTGATATAGATGTACCTATTGAAGAAATTGAAGACGGAGTGGATTTAGACTCAATATTAGAATTTATTAAAAATGAAAAAATTAACTAGAACAGTACCGCCTAAAAGCGGACCCAATCCACAGGGGTTGAATGTTCCTCTAAAACAGGTTAAGATAACAAACCCGGAGAAAATAAATGGCAGATATAGACAAATCGTTACCAAACGTACAAACATCAATAGAGGTTGATCCTCAAGAAGAAATAGAAATCGAACAGGAAAAAGCTGTTGAGGCTCAAGATCCTGGAGTCGAGGTTACACCTAATGAAGATGGAAGCGTTGAAGTTAACTTTGATCCAAGTAAAGTAAATATTGAAGGTCAACCAGGACACTTCGATAATTTAGGAGAATTATTACCAGAAGATGTTTTAAAACCAATTGGTCTAGAATTAGTTGGCAATTACAAAGAATACAAAACATCAAGAAAAGATTGGGAACAAGCTTACATACAAGGTCTAGATCTTTTAGGATTTAAATACGAAAACAGAACAGAGCCGTTTCAAGGAGCTAGTGGTGCAACTCACCCAGTTCTTGCGGAAGCTGTTACACAGTTTCAAGCTGGAGCTTACAAAGAATTATTACCAGCAGAAGGACCTGTTAGAACTCAAATCGTCGGTAAACCCGATCCACAAAAAGAAGCTCAGTCACAACGTGTAAAAAATTACATGAACTATGAACTGATGGAAAAAATGGAAGAGTATGAACCAGAGTTTGATCAGATGTTATTTCATCTACCACTTGCAGGTTCAACATTTAAAAAAGTTTATTACGACGATTTGTTAGGAAGGGCAGTAAGTAAATTTATACCTGCCGAGGATTTAATTGTTCCGTATGCGGCTACCTCATTAGACGATGCGGAATCAATTATCCATACAATAAAAATTTCTGAAAACGATTTAAGAAAACAACAAGTGGGTGGTTTTTATTCAGATGTAGAATTAGGACCTCCAGGTGTAGACAACAATGACGAGTTAACAAAAAAAGAACGAGAACTTTCTGGAACTAAAAAAACTGGTAAACAAGAAGATATTTATACTTTGTTAGAATGTCATGTTAATTTAGATTTAGAAGGTTTTGAAGACAAAGATGATGAACTAAACCCAACTGGAATTAAATTACCTTACATAGTTACAGTCGAAGAATCGAGTCAAAAAGTTTTATCTATTAGACGTAATTATGAACCAACTGATCCAAAGAGAAATAAGATCCATTATTTTGTTCATTTCAAATTCTTACCGGGTCTAGGATTTTATGGCTTTGGATTAATTCACATGATTGGCGGATTGAGCAGAACCGCAACGGCTGCTCTCCGTCAATTACTAGATGCAGGAACATTATCAAACCTGCCAGCAGGATTTAAACAAAGAGGTATTAGAGTTAGAGATGAAGCATCACCATTACAACCAGGAGAGTTTAGAGATGTAGATGCACCTGGTGGTAATCTTAGAGATGCGTTTATGCCTTTACCATACAAAGAACCTTCTCAAACATTATTACAATTAATGGGTGTTGTAGTAGGAGCTGGTCAAAGATTTGCAGCAATCGCTGATATGCAAGTAGGCGATGGTAATCAACAAGCGGCTGTAGGTACAACTGTTGCTCTTCTTGAGCGTGGTTCAAGAGTCATGTCTGCTATTCACAAAAGATTATATGCTGCAATGAGAACAGAATTTAAATTACTTTCTAAAGTTTTTAAAACTTACTTACCACCAGTTTATCCATACGATGTAGTTGGTGCTACTAGAGAAATAAAACAAATGGATTTTGATGACAGAGTAGACATACTTCCTGTTGCAGATCCAAATATTTTTTCAATGGCACAGAGAATAACACTGGCACAAACAGAATTACAACTTGCAACATCTAATCCACAGATACATAATTTATATTCTGCTTACAGAAAAATGTATGAAGCACTTGGTGTAAAAAATATTGATGCAATATTACCACCACCTGCACCGGTTCAACCCTTAGATCCTGCATTAGAACATATAAACGCTTTAGGTGGTAAACCTTTTCAAGCTTTTCGTGGTCAAGATCACAGAGCACACGTTACAGCTCACTTAAATTTTATGTCAACTAACATGGTTAGAAATAATCCACCAATTATGGCGGCTATGCAGAAAAATATTCTCGAACATATTAGTTTAATGGCTCAAGAACAAGTAGAATTAGAGTTTGCAGACGTTTTACAACAAGCTCAACAGATGCAAATGATGGCTCAAAAAGATCCTAGAGTTGCACAACAGCTACAAAAAATTTCACAAGACATAGAAGCTAGAAAATCTGTGCTTATTGCAGAGTTAACAGGTGATTTTGCTAAAGAAGAGAAGGAAATTACGTCACAATTTGATGCAGATCCGCTTTTAAAACTAAAATCACGTGAAGTTGACCTTAGAGCGATGGAAAATCAACGTAAAAAAGAATCTGATGAAGCAAATCAAGACTTAAATAGAGCAAAATTAATGCAAGCAGGTGAAATTGCAGAAAGTAAACTTGAACAAAATGAAGATTTAGCAAAATTACGTGCTGGAGTTAGTCTTGCAAAGACTGGTGTACAACAAGCACAAGTTATGATAGACGATAATTAATCTTAAGGAGAAAAACTATGATGAAATACAAAAAAGCGAAGCAAATGGCAGTTCCAAGCCAAAATGTAGAGATAGATCCAAGATCTAAAACTACTGCGGACGGTGCTTTTAACAATATTCCTACTGGGGATAAAGAAAAAGTACAAGGAACTAAAAGAATGCTAGCTGAAAAGAAAAAAACAGCTACTTGGTACTAAATCATGTGGTTATCGGCAATTAAACTAGCCGTTTCTGCTGGAAGTAAGATTTATGCTAACAAGCAGAGAACGAAAATGGCAATGTCAGATGCACAATTAATGCATGCTGAAAAGATGGCCCGAGGTGACGAAGCTTACCAGG